TTTTTATACCATAACGCTGTATTTTCGATTTTTTCTTCCTTTTGCATTTGCAGTTCTTCAAATGCCTCGTAATCCTTTATTTCGCCTGTTTCTTCGTCAATTAAAGAAAACATTGCGTTGTCTATTTCGTATATGTTCATTTGACTTTTCTCCTTTTCTATGCTAAAATATTGTTGTGTTATAATATATGCCGTTGAACGGTATTGCGGGGGAAATTAAATTCCCCCGCTTTTTTATTATTCAATTATATGTACATTCGGTACATCTTCAAGCAATTCTCTTAGCTTGTCCGCAACGTTCTTTACTGCCTCACGTTCCCAAGCCCCACCGTCTGCCTCAAACAGTGCCGCTCTGCCGTCTTTAAGTCTGATTAGAAATTCGCTTTCCGGTTGCTCAACCTCTAAAAATGTTCTGTACGGTTTCAACGTAATTATCGGTTTGATACGTTGTTCACCCACAAGTTGAATACCACTTTTAACAGTTGCTGACTGTGTAATACCGTCATCTTTCGTCTGAACTGATTGTTGATCGGTAATGTTGCCGAGTAACTGTACAAGATAATCTCTGTCCTCTGTCGGTGCAAAACGTGACTTTAGGCAGATAATCATATTTTCAATGCTCATATAACTATCGAAGTCAAAGCTATTGAATTTCGCATATGCAACATATGGTCTTTCACGTTGCATATCATATCTGACCGTACCCAATACATCAACCTGCTCCGGTGATACCACTCTGACGAATAATGGCTTATCATAATTGTCCATTTCTTGTTTCATCATAGTGACTAAACCACTTAGACTTGACAATTTGGTTGTATCAAGCAATCTGTCCTCAATTCTGTGTAGTTGCTTGTCTGAAAATGCGCCATGGTCGGTTTCAATCACCTTTGGTCCTGTCATATCCTCGATTTTTTCAATAAACTCTTTGTTAATCATTATCTTTTTCCTCCTTAAATTACATTGCTTTCTTAATTGGTATAACCTTTGGCTCGTCTTGCTCCGAGCCGTCTAATGCCATTTGTCCCGGTACTTGCGGAAGCATTTCGACCAATGCTTTGCCCTCGTCTGATTCCGTCAAATACAACGCACTTTCAATGTTGTTCGTTGGTGTCAATGTTGACTTAACCTGTGTTGACATTTTGATGTTCTGTCTTTCGCTGTCAGGCTTTAGTGATAACGTCAATGTTATCTTCCTTACTGCGTCCGCCTTGGTGTTCAAGTCGGCGATATTATCAACGACCTTGCTTAGCTCATAGTCCAATCTTTCACCGATTGCGCCTCGAGCGACCTCTAATAAATTTGCATTACCCACTTTTTATCATTCCTTTCTTGATTTTTTTATTTTTTGTGGTATAATATATGTAAAACATAGATTAATCTATGTAATTACCTTTGACCGTTTCGAGTTGCACCTCATACGGTCTCTTTTTTTATGCTGATTTTGCAATGGCAGCCTGCTCCAAGATTATCATTGCTTTTGTACATTTCTGTTTGCTTAAAGGTTTCTTCTGCGTATATCGAACAGAATTTTAATAGTGTATCGCCAGTTTCCTTGTATTGATACATTGCTCTGAAAATCTTGCACGCTTGCTCTATTGTTTCCGCCTCGATGATTATCCAGCCACCCTTAAATGGCTGTCCCTCACTGCCGAATGTAATGTAATAGTTATTCATTCTCTTTCACCTCCCAATCATATTCATCATTATAAATTCTGTCATAATCAGTATCGCACTAAATGCAACAACCGATATAGCATACTTAATTTTTTCAGACATTGCACACCTCGTTTCTTTTTACGATGTCCAAAACTTGCTTAACCTGTCTGTCGAACTGCTCCGGTGTTAATTCACCATCCGCCTTACGATATTTTTTATTACATACAATATCTCTTGCCACTTCTGCTAAAATTCTTATACCATCTATGTTCATAACTGACATATTTCGGCGAATTTCTCTTATTAACTTAAACATCTTTTTTACCACGCTTTCGTTTCTTTTCGTCCTCTTTCATCAGCTTTAAACTGATAATTAACCCTACACCGAAACTAATCAGCGCAATTCCTATTGTGTTCATTTGTTTACCTCTCTTTACTTCCTCACAGGCACACAGGAACTGTCCGCAAAAGGATTAAAACTCTTAGGGAAAGTCTTACTATTTTACGGATAACACGCGGACAGCCCTTGTCTGCCTGTGAGATTTGATTTGTTATGCCGATAAACCTAATTTTTTAAGTTTATCTCTGCGTTTTTCAAGTTCTGCAACATCAATGCCCCACACTTCATATGCCACTTCGGTATTGATCGTATATAGCTGTGATGTCTTGACATTTTGCTTTATCTGCTCTCCCTGTACGGCTTTTTTGTACTTTGTCAGTGCCGCAGAGCCCAAACCGCCGAACAACTCCTTGATTTCCTTGTTGCCGATTTCGGGGTATCGGTAATATATGTACAATGCCGTATCAATATCAGTTATTCTCTTTACTTTCATTGTATTTCACCTACTTTCTACATATTAAGCAATCTGCTCCTGTTCCATTATCGGAAGTATACCCTCGTTCTTTAACAATGCATAAATAAATAATCTGCCTTTTTGTGTCCAATATGTATTTACTTTAGAATGTTGCTTGCCGTCATTTCCGTTTACAGTATGCGTCTTTGTACTTGTGTAGCCTTTTTCAGCATATTCCTTATACAATAGCCATATCCCGCCTTGCTTAAACTGTATCTTGTGTTCTTTTAAGAAATTGTTTAACCATTTTGCCGACTTACCGTAATCCTTTGCTATTACAGTGACAGATAATAAATCGGGACAATTTAAAACTAAATCATAATATGATGCCTTTGGTTGAAGTTCCATAATCTGCTGTTCTTGAACTTTAACAGTGGTGTTTAGTTTCTTATTTTTCTCTCGCTCCAATTTTAATGCCGTAAACGCTTGTATAGCTAAATCGGGATTATCCAACAATTCGTCGGTTGCATACATTCCCGTTTTGCGTATTGCCGGTAATACATCAGCCGTAACCCAATGCTTAAACTTCTTCGCATTCGGCATTTTACTTGATAAGATAAGACTGTACAAACCCGATTCATTAATCATTGTCAAATCTTGTTTTCCTCCAAGGGTGTCACATTTCGTTACCCCCTTATCTTCTTCATCAATATGGTCTATAATAGCCTTTCTTGGATTGCTGTATCCGAGGATTTCCGCTACATCCTTACCGACAAACATAATCTCTCCGTTTACTGTTGTTGTTCTTACAGAGCCGAACTCTGCATTTTCAAATACCTTTAATTCTTCCATAATTCTTTTTCCTTTCTTATATTACCTACGTCGATTGTATTTTTTAACCATTTGTGCTATAATCATCTCGGAAGGAGGTGATTATATATGGACAAATTATTCAATGTAGCAAATATACATAATAATATTCTCAAAGAATTATCAAGTATTTCACCGGCTACCGGTGCTATAAAAGAAATGTCAAGTATTTTATCTGCTACCAATAAAATAAGCAATTTTTCAAGCATTTCATCAGTTTCTGACGAAATACGAAAACTATCAAGTGTTAAATTATTTACACCTAGTGCCTTTGCGAGCATTGCAACTGAAATACAAACAGTTTTATCAGCGGCAAAATTCCAAGCATCGCCATTTGAAAACGTTTCATCGTTCATCAAAAATCCATCAATAAATGCTATTATTACTTCGTGTCAAGATATGGTTGGCGACTTAAAAATCAAATCTAACGCTGATACCGATGTTACTAAACGTTTCTCTGATTTACTTGACAAAACTGTTGATGAAATATCTTTAGACGAAGAATCGCAATCTTTATTTAAAGATACTTCAGAAAAAGTCAAATCCAAGAATATAACTATTGAACAAATTATACAGTTTATACTCAGCATTATCACTATTCTAACATTCGTTCAAAGTTGCAGTCCCAATAAACAATTATCCGAAAATAACGAACTTCAGCGCCAAGAAGTTCAAGAATTACAAAATAATAATAATTTATTGGTTAAGCAAAATGAACAACTTGAAACAATTATCAAAATGTGTGATGAATACACTGAATTGCTCTTGGAAATTGATAAATCCTCTGCTCAGGATGTTGATACTGTCGATTAATTCATCTACTTTAAAAATTAATGACAATATTAAGAGAGCTTGTATTAATATGGCAATCCATATTTTTATATGCTCTTTTTTTATTTCTTTATCTTCCACTCTCTCACTTCCTCTCTATGTATCAAACCTATGCTGATTTTTGTTCGTCTGTTGCAAAATTAACCATATTGTGCTAAAATGTAATAAATATAGACAACGCCGAGCCAAACCCACTACGGGGAGGTGTAACGACTGGACACGGAGCAACCTTTCCCACAGGTTGAAGGCACAGTCTGAACTCATAGGCGACTATGAGAGTTATGCAGAAATGACATAACCACGATTTTTTCGGAGTAACAAATTGGATGTCAACGATTAGAAATGATGAAATCAGACTTTCTGGTATGGCAACAATGTGTAAACCATTTGATGAAACAAATTATGCATCTCTTTCTAAGATAAAAGATGTGATTAAACCTATTGATACTTCAGTATTAAATTCAGTTAAACAAATCAGTTCAACACTACCTAAGTACAATGATGATGAGGTGACAATATCGCCCTGCTATACGGTAACGTATAGTTTGCACTCCGTAAATTCGGTGAAACTCTATATTTATTTTTCTTCAAGCACATAGTCTTTGCTGTGTGCTTGTTTTTTTACGCTGATTTTTGTTCAGAGCTTTGAACAATGTTGGCAAAAAAAATTCACCAATTTCGGAAGTTTGAATTTCCAACAGTTCACAAGCTTTATCAATTTCGTTTTGTTTCCATTCTCTTTTGTTGTTTAATTTTAATGATATACTGCGTGGTGACATATTCATCGCCTCCGCAAATCTTTCTTGCGTCTTGAACTTTTCTTTAATTCTTCCCGACAACTTTGCGTACTTAAATGACATATTTATTTACCCCCTTTCTATTTTTTTGTTCAGTATCTTTGAACAATTATATAATACCATGTTCTTCACCACTTGTCAACACTTTTGTTCAAAAAAAATGAACTTTTTTATAAAACTTATTGACTTTTTGTTCAAGAACTGTTACAATAATCGTGTGAGGAGGCGATAAAATTGAAAAATTCAAATACTGCTCTTAGATTAAAACAATTAATGAAAGAACGTAATTTAAAACAGATTGATATAGTAAGATTGGCAGAGCCTTATTGCAAAGAAAATAATACGAGATTAGGCAGAAACGATATAAGTCAATATGTGGCGGGTAAATCAGAACCTGGACAACATAAACTATATATATTAGGTAAAGCGTTAAATGTAAGTGAAGCATGGCTTATGGGATATGACGTTCCAATGCAAGCTGAACAAATTGCCCCATCAAACACATATCCGTTAGATGATATAAAGTTTGTTAATATTCCTGTTATTGGTTCTGTTGCAGCCGGAACGGGTTGTCTTGCTGATAATGAAATTATCGGATATGAACCGACAGACTACGATGACGTAAAAGACGGACAAGAGTACAGATATTTAACAGTTAAGGGCGACAGTATGTATCCGAAGTTTGAAGAAGGTGACCTTGTACTTGTCAGATGTCAGTCATCGGTAGACAGTGGCAGTTATGCCGTGGTATTGATTGATGATGAAGAAGGAGTTATTAAGAAAATCGTATACGGTCCTAATTTTATTGAATTACATTCGATAAATCCGATGTACCCTGTCAGACGTTTTGAAAATGAAAATGTTTTGCGTATTCGGGTTTTTGGATTGGTTCGGTCGATAAAAAGAAAACTGTAGATAAGATTGAATTTAAGGGGATTGATATTATGGACATCATTAAATATTACGGCAGTGATGAAACGAAAACCGAATTTATAAATCATGACAGTGAGCCATTAATGGCAGTAATTGCACACGACCGCTCACACGCTGTTGTTTCGTTGCTTGACGAGGGTTGTGAACACCATTTATTATTGGCAAAGGCTCTCGACAAATATAATATAGATGAATATTTTAGAATTATTTTTGATAACGAGGGTGCGGATTGGACTTTTGTATGCCCGCCTAATTACAAAAATATAACTAACAAAGAAAAACGTATAACGGAATTTTTTAATGACGGTGTTGATGCTATAACCGAATTTCTGAAACAAATCGGTTATGACGTGCCTATTAACGTCCCAAGACGTTATCGCAGACATATGGACTATTTGAAAAATTCGGATTATTAAAAAAATCCCCTCAACCGCTACCAACAGTTGAGGGAAACAGAATAAAGTGCATTTATACACAATATCCAAACCAATAATATTGTATCATAAATGCACTCTGTTTTCAATACAAAAAATGAAAAGGAGTGTTATTTTTATGCCTATTTATAAAATGGACGGTAAAAAAGACGGTTTGCAAAAGTATCGTGTAAGAATTAACTTCACCGACAGTTCCGGCAAATCAAAACAAATTGACCGTGTTGCCTACGGCAAAGAAGTAGCAAAGGAGCTTGAACGGCAATTAGCATACAATCTCAGTGACGAAACAATAAAGAAAATAACATTACAACAACTATATGATGAATACATTGCCGTAAAAAAGTTTGAAGTCAGAGAAAATTCTATGCGTACTATCATAGGACGATTAGAGTTATATGTATTGCCTAAATTTAAAGATTACAAATTAAACAAGATTACATCTTCAGAGCTACAAAAGTGGAAACAATATATCGAAACCTGTACAAATGCCAAAAAGCCAACAGAAAAACTTTCATCAAGTATGAAACAAAATATCTTCGGTGAATTTCGTGCATTGATGAACTATGCGGTAAAAATGGAATACATACCGAGAAATCCTCTTACTGTTGTCGGCAACTTTAGAAATCCATACGAAAATAAAAGGGAAATGGATTTTTACACACCCGAAGAATTTAAAAAGTACATACAAGTCGCAAAAGAGCAAGCGGAGCTATCCGAACAATCAACAGGAAGTATATATGAATGGAATTTCTATGTATTTTTTAATATCGCATTCTATACGGGTATGCGTAAAGGTGAAATAAATGCGTTGAAGTGGTCGGATATAGATGATAATATAATTCATGTACGTCGCAGTATTGCTCAAAAGCTAAAAGGTGACGACAGAGAAACACCGCCCAAAAATAAATCTTCTGTGCGTGATTTGCAAATGCCATTGCCACTTATTAATATATTGGACGAACACCAAAAGCGTTATAAGGCTATTGACGGTTATTCTGATGACCTGCGTATATGTGGTGGTGTTAAGTGTTTGCGTGATACAACCATAGAAAAGCGAAATGAAAAGTTTGCGGATATTGCAAAAGTCAAAAAAATACGTATTCACGATTTTAGACATAGCCACGCTTCATTATTAGCGAATAATGGTATTAATATTCAAGAAATTGCAAGACGTTTGGGACATACCAATATCGAAATCACATGGAATATATATTCTCACCTGTACCCTCATCAAGAGGAAAAAGCCGTTGAGATTTTAAACAAACTCGTATAA